CGCGTTGTCTGGTCGAAGTCTAACTTCGCCTAAGTTATCTATATGGGAGCCATGCTAGTAATCGGTATGGGTCCTCGGAAAGCTGGGGAGGGTAAAACCTCCCCAGCCTCTTCCAGCGAGAAATCTATGCCCAAGGAAGGTCTTGTTCGCTTGCCTATGTCCATGCTTGAGATGGATGGTGGCGAAGGCGAGATGACTCCTCCAGAGGCGGGTGACTCGGTGGAATTGACTGGCACAGTCGAAAAGGTTGACGGCGATACTGTATTTGTCCGCATCAATGATGCGATGGCGGAAGCAGAGCCGATGGCTGAAGTAGAGGAAGAGTCAGAGATTTCCGAAGAGGATAAAATGCGTAAGTTGGCAGAGGAAGCTGACGAGGAAAGCTACAGCTAATGCCGATCTACCAGTACACCGACACCCGTAACGGATCAGTCGTTGAACTGGAGAAAACGGTTGCTAAGAGGGATTCAGTCCCTAGCTATCTGAGAAGGTCAACTGTGCCACAACGTTTGACAGTATTTGGAACGGGAGAATCCCCGACCGATCCAACGCTGTCGAATACATCAACAATTATGAAGGGGTACTACAAACAAGAACAAAAACTTGGGAGTAGGTTCAAAAGCGACTTTAGCGCGGATCAAGTGAAACGTGCCTGGGGTCGCAAAGGAGACTAATATGTCAAACAGAAATGTTCGTAGCGGACAACTTGCCAAGAGCAGGCCGTTTAAGGTGGACAGCAAAGCTGAGACACAGTTTGTGGAAATCACCAGCGTGGCTACCGGCGGCACGTTTAGCACCAACGCGACCAGCACTGGCGCACTGTTGCTCAAAGTTAACGGAACAGCGGTAAAGATTCCGTTCTACACAGCGTAAGGTTATGTCGCGCGCGCTAGATAAATTCCAAGGTGGCAACGGGTTTACCGTTGGCACGACTGGCACTGCGTCATCTGGTTATTGGGCGATACAGATGCTGGAGAACACCACGTTTAGCGCAATCAGCGGCAACTATGACGGTACGCTGACTGGCATAACGATTGGCTCCGGCAACATCATCTACGGCGAGTTTAACAGCTTCACGGCTGGAACTGGCAAGGTGATCGCCTACAAATCAGCCTAATGCAATTAGCAGTCACACCGCCAAAGGTTCAAGTCCTTGGCGGTTGATTGCATTTTAATTATATGCCAAGACTATCTTTAGCATTAGGGGTAAATAGCTCCAGCAAACTGCCCTCTGCCGCCGCACCCAGTAACATTCCATTGTCACAGACAGACATAAGTTTGACTGGATTTAGTTATACACCCATCGCCAATCCAGAAGTTCCATTCAGCCTAATTGCAAGATCTGCGATATCAACCAGAGAGAATAACGCTTCTTGGTATTCCGACTATTCTAATCCAAACAACCCAACAGGTTTTGATATTTTATTAACTTTTTCAGCAGGGGCCTGGAGAATAGATGTTAGATTCTTTGATCCAGATTTCACTGAACTCGCCGCCACCAACCCAGCCCCTAATACATCAATCCCTGTAACTGGCTGGGTACTTGAGGCTGGTGCTGGTAATTCTGGGTCTGTCACCATCACCGCCGCTTGATGAATAACCCTTAGCGTGATAAACTAGAAAAGGACAAATATATGGGCTGGCAAACTAACCGCATCTTGGAGACTATTGGTACTGCCACCGGCGGTACGCAAAGCATTAACTACAACCTCGAAGCCATCGAGGCTTTGATGGTCACGTTGCAGGCTGATGTAGCCGATGGCATTCGGATTCCTAACGCTACAACTGGCGGGACTGGTCCGACTACATTTACCAGCACCAGCTACGGCACGATTATGACGGCGAGTACCGCTAGGCTGGGTGGGCAGATTTTCAACGAAGGTGCAGGCAACCTCCATATCACTTTAGGCACAGCCACAACCAGCACGTCAAGTTACACCGTCAGATTAAGTAGTGGCGACTACTACGAAGTCCCTAGCAATTACACTGGCTTAGTGGGCGGCATCTTCGCCACCGCAGGCACGGCTCGGGTGACGCAAGTTAGTTAGGAGCTAGGCGATGCCTTTGTATTCGGCAACTTGTCCTCTGCCTAAAAACCAGATGCTCAGAAGGCATCAGACCGCACCCTTCTCCCCCGCCGACATTACTGGCCTATCTCTATGGCTTAAGGCTGATGCTGGTGTAACTGTCTCTGGGGCTAGTGTAACAGAGTGGGCAGATCAAAGCGGGAATGGATTAGATGTTGTTCCAGATTTTACAAATGCGGATATAACATTAGCCTCAAGCGTAGCAAAGTTTAATAACAAACCAGCAATATTGTTTGGAGTAACAAACGAAAATGGAGATGTTGGATTGTATAATAACAATCCATTTATTGGAAAATCTGTATTTTTGGTTTACTCGCTAGAAAGTGTTTCTGGTTTTCAATATTCAGTTGCTTACGAAAACAACGGAATAAATGCTTATACATCTTACGAAGAGGATGAAGAACCTAATCGAAAATTCGGAGGATATTTTAACGGCTTTTTTGACTCTGATACAACTTCTGCGCTTGGAACTGCATACATTAGGACAGTAATTGCAGATGGTGACGAAGAAGAAAATGATCCCTTAGACTTTTATATTAACGGAGAATCTGATGGATCGCTAGTAGGTAGTGGTTTTTATAATTTAAGGTCAGAAATAGTAATTGGTAATGGTGGAGCGAGAGAGGCTGGACCTTCACCATCTATAAACCAGCCATTTCAAGGTTATATCGCCGAGGTAGTGGTATATACCACTGTTTTAACTACTCCCGAGCGTGAACAGGTTGAAACCTATCTAAATGACAAGTATGCGATTTATTAAAATGCCCCTCCTCCTCGCCCTCTTGCTCTGCTCATGTTCGCCAAAGCAACATGAGGGGAAAGTCATGTATAGTTTTTCGCATTACAGCGACATGAGTGCCGCCGCCGACGCAGGCCGTACCCCCGCCGCTTCCAGCCAAGCCCGACCAGAATCGGGGGGGGTGAAATGAAGACTTCTAATTTGCAAAACGAAGCCAAAGCCTTTGCTATGCATGCAGATGGGGGCATGCAGGGATGAAGAGGATCTACTCATGGATGCTACGAACAGGTTTACGATTCTTACTGACGGGTCACGACTACACCTGTTTCAAAGAGGCGTGGAAGTGCGCGGAGGAAACCAACAATCGGTCGGTCGGGTTAAAATACATCGGCTCGGTCAAGCACCTCTTATCGGTCAACCGCTCGATCCGCAAGATGGTGCAGGACGGGCGGGATCGGGACGAGATTACCGCCGCCTTGGTTCACTTAGCCGTCAGCCTCAAGTACTTGGAGAGTCGCAATGAGCAACGAGCAGATATCTGATTTGCGGGTCACTTTGGCTAGGTTAGAAGAGAGGCAGATCCAGCTTTTCTCCGTGGTCGAAACCTCACTTGCAAAGTACGGGGATGTTGCTAATAGATTGAGTGCGCTGGAACACTTGCGGACGAAGGTTCTGGCTGTAGCTGGGTTAGTTGGGCTGGCTTGCTCGATGGCCTGGGATGTCCTCAAAAACCGCTTTTCTAACTAGGGAGAAACTATACTATGGCCTCATTTTCTGCTGGAACAACCTTTACTGACGGCGTTGCCAATGACGTAACCGCCGCCAAGCTGGCCGCACTGGTCAACGCTGCCACCCCCACCTCCGGCCTTATCCAAGACCGCACGGCTGAGACAACCATTGCTGCGGACGATACGCTTTTGTTCGGTGACTTTTCTGACTCTAACAACCTAAAGCGGATGACGGTGGCTAACTTTGCTGGCACATTACCCACAGCCACAATTACCAGCGGAACGATTACCACTCTTAACAGCACGACTGGAACAATTACTACGCTCAATAGCACTACCCCCACATTCCTAGGAGCCATCACCGCCTCCACCAACACAATCAATGTCGGCAGTGGTCAGATTTTTAAGGATGCAAGTGGCAACGTTGGGATTGGGACTACGAGTCCTTCCGATCAGCTTCATATCAATAAATCATCTAATGCTACGATTAGACTGCAATCATCATCTAATACTTGTTTTGTTGAAGGAAATAATAATTACTTAGACCTACACGGAGGAAGTCAAGCAATAAGAATGGTTGCTGGTTCAACAGAACGCCTCCGCATTGATTCGAGTGGAAATGTTGGGATTGGGACTGCAACAGCAATAGGAAAGTTTACAGTAGAAGCAAGTGGATCTAGTACCTCAAACATTCCATTAACAACAAATTCAACAACTGGGGCTGGCAATAGATTTGCAGCTGGATTTTATTATTCTGGAACAAAAGTTGGAAGCATTGAGGTAACTGCAAGTGCAACTTCTTATGTAACATCTTCCGACTATCGCTTAAAAACAAATCTTGAGCCAATCTCTAATGGGATTGAGCGAGTTAAACAACTTCCTGTCTATCGTTTTAATTGGATTGCAGACGAAGGTGGCAACAAGGTTGATGGATTTGTAGCCCATGAAGCTAAGGCAATCGTCCCTGAGTGTGTTAGTGGAGAGAAGGACGCTGTTGATTCTGATGGCAAACCAATCCACCAAGGCATCGACCAATCTAAGATAGTTCCCCTTCTGACAGCGGCTCTTAAAGAAGCCATTGCTAAGATTGAAACCCTCGAAGCTAAAGTTACAGCCTTGGAGGCAGCTTGACCCTAACTGAAATCGCCCAATACGCAGGCGAGAAGATTGGCAAGACCGATGCCGATACGCTTACCTTCCTGCAAAAGTCAGCCTCGCTGAACTATCGTCGAGTCTGGAACTTTGCGCCTTGGCGTGAGACTGTCACTACCTCCACCTACTCGGTTAGCACAGCCAGCCGAACTGTCTCCCTTGGCTCCACCGTGGAGAACCCGCTGTCGGTAGCCTACAACGATGCTGAAATACAAGCGATGGATCTGTCTACCATCGTCAGCCAAGACGCTAACTTGCTGGACGAAGATACGACTGGCACGCCAGCGTTCTACTATTTCAAAGGGCGTAACACCGGCGGCACAGCCGAGCTAGACCTCTACCCCAAGCTGGACACCACCAGCACCAACACGCTCTTGGTGGTGCAAAAGTTGCAGTGCCTAACCCGCTCCAATTATGTAGTGGACTTTCCTCCCTCGGCCAACGCCATTGCCGATGAACTGCGCCTCCCCCACGTCAGCCACGTTGTTTTGTCCTTAACCCACGCTGATGCCTTGGAGCGGGAACGGCAGTACGGCAAGGCGCAGGTTGTCACCCAGGCTGCTAACTCTGACCTTGCTTCAATGGCCAACTACGAACTCTCCCAGGTCGGCGGGATGAAACAGATTACCCCAGTTGGACTAGGCGATTTAGGTATCGAAGAGATCATTTAGTCTCACGGCTATGGCATACTACATCGACAACACCGATGATGTCTTGGTCATAGCGGGATCAAGCTCGTTTGAGGGTGGGCAAGTTTCTGGCATTGTTCCTTACCTAATCCAGAACAACCAAGCCAGCGAGTTGTTCAACATGACGATTAGCCCCAGCGGCACATTGCAAACCCGCATGGGAACTGAAACAATCTCGACTACCTTCTCCACCGGCTCGGCTATCCAAGGGTTACACTACTTTGACACGCCAACTATTGAAGAGATTGTACTGGCCAGTGACGGCAAGATATTTAGAACGACCAGCGCAACCACCCTGTCGACCACGGGCGGAACGGTTAGTAGCGGGGCGGTAGATGTAAACTTTTCCCAGTTTAACAACAAACTTTTCTACACCGATGGCGCAAGTTTCTTGCAGTTTACCGATGGCACAAACTCGTTTCGGCAAGGGACAAGCGTGCTTTCGATTGCAGTAACCAACGAGGGATCGGGCTATACCTCTACGCCTACGGTCACAGTTGGTGCGCCTAACCTAGCGTATGGCACGACCACTACCGCTACGGCGACTGTGGTGTCTAATAAGGTGACAGCAATTACCGTTGTTGTTGCTGGTTCTGGCTATACCTCCGCACCGACAGTCACCATCTCCGGCGGTTCGGGTAGCGGAGCCACCGCAACTGCCAGCGTATCCGCTTTGGCTTCGACTGGATTAAAGCTAGTCAAACAATTTACCAACCGCTTGTTTGCGGTCGGCACTGGCACAGATCGTAATACTCTCTACGCCTCAGATTTGCTCGACCCCGAAGTATGGAAAACGACCAACTCAATTGTGGTGGGTGGCGATGACGGGCAAGACATTGTGGCTATCCAACCTTTCTTTGATTACGAGCTACTGGTCTTTAAGCCCAGCAAGATTTACTTGGTCACAGTTGATCCTACTGCCTTAACCGCTGCGGGCTGGACAGTGCGGCTTATCAACGACCGCATTGGGTGTATTGCTGGCAGGTCGGTCAGCTTTGCGGGTAAGGATGTTTACTTCTTGGCCGAGGACGGCATCCGCTCGGTGCAACGCTCTTTGTCGGACGACTACTTTATTGTCGGCGTACCAATTTCTGAGGCAATCAAAGATGTAATCGCTAGGATCAACAAGAATTTCTATTCCAAATGCTTTGGGCAGTTTCACAATAATCGGTACTACTTGAGCGTGCCGCTGGATTCTGCCACGACCAACAGCCACACCATTGTCTACAACTTGCTCTTTAACGCTTTTGAGGGGTACTGGAACATTGGCGCATCGGCCATGTACCAAACCAACTTCTCGTCTGGCTACACCGTTACCGGACCCAAGCTGGCCATTGGCACGCCAACGGGCAAGCTGGGGCATAGCTTTGATTACCTAGACCCCGATACCGAAGCGGACGGCGACACGCAGTTTAAGGACTTTGGCACAACTGGTACTTACAGCAGTTACCTTATCACCAAGGCGTATGATTTTGATGATCGCATCGCCCAGAAATACGGTTCGCACTATGAGATAGAGTTTTACTTCTCGTCGTCAACGGGTGCGACGATCTCGATGAAGCGGGAATCAGACTCGCAGTTTGTTACGCTGGGTACAAATGTAAACACAGCCACGCCTGGGGGCTTAACCCTACCCTTTACCCTGCCCGCAACCCTGTCTGCCCAAACCACCAATATGCGTGCTGACAGCCTGCGCTCGTACCAGAAGTGGCGTAATATGCGAATTAAGGTCGAAGCTCCGTTAAAGAAGCTGGCAGTTCGTTCCGTAATCCTTGCGGCCAACCCCGACACCATACAGGTGCAAAAGAATATATGACGGCGGTGGAGTATGTCGAAGCCTCTGGTGTACCAGAATCGCGCTGGCCTAACTTTAGGCAGTGGTTTGATTGGTACGAGCGTAATAACTTGGTTGGGGTGGTTAAGGATGGGCAAGAGGTGGTAGGGGTGGCTGTGGCTAGGGCGGTGGACGGCTCGCAAGAGGTTCCTCATTATGTACATAAGCCAGACGCGCCAGATGCTTACATCGACTTGACTGTAACCTCGATTGATGGTACATCTACACCCCATAGCCGTTTGGCTATGAAACGCCTGCTGTCGATCCTCTGGGACGAACTTGGCCCCCGCAGGAGCCTAATCTTTAACCGTAACGGAACCAAGAAAGTTTACGACTACATGAATTTTATGCGAAAGGCTATGAGCTAACATGGGTGGCGGACCTTCCATTCCCGCACCCCCGCCCCCGCCCGATCCGAGTGCGGTAGCGCAGGCTAATGCCGAGGCGTATAAGAAGAACATTGAGACGTACATGGAGAAGGCTCCTGGCATGGCAGAACTAGAGAACAAGCTCCGCATCCAATATATGCCACAGCAACGCTCGCTAGAACGGCAATTATCGGCTCTTGACCAGCAGGCAGGGGTGCAGGCGGGGATGCAACTAGAACGGCAGTACGGACCGCAACGCACGCTGGAATCTTTGCGTCGGCAGTATGAGACTAGCCCGCAGGCTTATGCCTTAAACCGAGGATTGGGCGATCAGATGACCCGCCAGTTTGAGCGTTTGTATGGCACTAGCCCATACGGATCGGTTGAGCCAAGCGTGGCGTTTAACCGCCAGCCAGGGCCAGTAGACTTTTATGGGACGGTTGGCACAAATATCAGCAATCCAGAATTGAAGGCGTAAATTATGGCACTACCAGGAGTTCCAGACGGATTCATATCAACTGCATCTGTTGGATATGCAATACCAGGAAAAACATATTGGGTTCATCCTGGTGGAGATTTTTTTGAGGGAGCATCAAACACAAATTACAGGCAGGGAGAACAAGGCGGATATGCTGCTGGCGGAAAAATGCTTGATGGTTCAGAAGTAAATAAACTTATTCAACAAAGAAAAGATTCTGATTTACAGAAAACAATAACAGCACAAACACAACCACAAATTGACGCACTACAGAAAAGACTTGATGAGGCGACAAGCCAAGAAAATACAAGAAACTCGCTTGCTTCCCAGATTCAAGCGTTGGCTGCTGGTGGAGGTGGTATGCAAAATCAAAACGCTGGTTCTGCGTTCAACCAAGCCCTCGCCCAGCTTTCGGCTGATCGCAACTACGGATCGTCCGACCTTGGCACGATGTTAAACTTCCAAGTCTCCGACCAGCAGATTATTGAAGATTACAATAACTCTAAGTTGTCCCGCTTAAACAGCGTAATTGACCGAGGCAACACTCAGATTGCTGGGATTCAAGAGCGTCTAAATACGGCCAATCAGCTGTTAGCTGGTTTACCCGCTGGTGACGCTCGTAGGACTAGTTCAGAAGTATTTATCAAGCAACTCAGCGATGACTTAAAAAGCGTAACCAGCGCAGTGACCGAAGCGCAGGGTATGCAAAAGAATTTCAAGCCCATTACCGCCGACAGTCCCGAAGCGTTAAAGGAAATAACTTCGTTCCGCTCGTTTGTGCAACTGCCCGAAGAGCGTGCCTCGCAACAGCTTTACCAGATTGATCCCGATGCCTACCGCACCTCGGTTGCGCTAGGCCAACGCTACCGGCAGATGGCGGAAACACCCATTGGCGCAACTACTACGCCGGAGACTGAAGCATTACGCCAACGTATTGAAGGCGAGGCAATGGCACAGTTGTCGTTGGGGGCGCAGTTGGGGGCAGAGGAGCAACGTGCCTACCAGCAGGCTGCTCGCGGAGCGCAGACAGCCAGAGGCAATATCTTTGGCGTAGCTCCTGCGGTTGAAGAAGCGGTAACTACGGGGGCAGCGGGTGAGCAACGCAAGCTGGCTCGGTATGGTGCTGCCGCGCAGTTTCTCGGTTCAGGCCAAACTACGGGCGATGCGCTCAAAGCTGACTTGGCTTTCCGTGATGCACTCCAGCAGAACAGGCTGGGGTCGGCTTCCAACTTTATCGCTGGCGGACCTTCCATTTACAACTTGAGCCAAGCTAGGACGGGTCAGCAACAGGCCGCTTTCCAGAACTACATCCAAGCCAACCAAGCCCTACCTGGCGGCTTTAACCAACAGCCCTCGACGGCGGCACCGTTTTATCAGGCGGTGGACCAGAACATTCCAGTTGCCTTGACAAATACATTCGCAAACCTTTACGGCTCTCAAGCTAATTACTTATCTAGCACTTACGGCGCGCAGGTTGGTGCAATTTCTAGGCAACCTAATGGATTCCAAAATTTTGCCACACTTGCTGGTGGATTTAAGGATATTGCCGGAGGGTTTGGCGGCCTTGCCTCAGCAGGGATATTGTGTTGGGTTGCTCGTGAAGTTTATGGCGAAGATAATCCTAAGTGGCTTCAGTTCCGCGAGTGGATGCTGACTAGGGCATCTGACAATTTGAGAAACTATTACATTGAGTACGGCGAGAGAATTGCCGAGTCTATACGCAATAGACCAAAGGTGAAAGATATTATCCGTAGGTGGATGGATAAGAAAGTTAAGGAAATGTATGGATCTTGACCCAAACGATCCATTGATTCCGTTGCCTTGGCAAATGGATAGAATTAGAGCCTATCGTGCAAGCAAAGCTATGCAGGCTGAAGAGGATGCCCTCAAGATGGAGGAACGTCGTCAACGTGTAGCAAAGGGAAAAGAAGAAGAGACAATGTCAACTCCGATTGGAAGGGCTGGCAGGGCTGCCGACATAGCCGCATTTCTTGAGCAAGAAAAACAAAAAGAATTTGGCATACCTATTGGGCAAGAGATAGGCGCAAGGATGACGGCTTCTGGTGGACCAAGCATTCTTGAAGCCACCAAGATGCAGGGCGAGTTAGATGTTGAGGCTAGGATCAGAGACGCAAAGAGAAGGACAATGGAAAATTACCTCGCTGGCGAGAAGTCTTTAATGCCTACGGCCACAGTCGATTTAGGCGGAGTAAAAAGAACTGTATTGTCCGAGCAAGTTGGAAAAACTAGCGCAGATATTTATGGTCAAATCTATAGGAACCAAGTACCGCAAGTTGCGTCCACCTATGAGGCTGAGGGGTATGATCGAGATTCAGCAATCAGAATGGCCAGCCAAGATGTCAGAAAAGAATTGGTCAAAGCATCTACGGGAGGCAAGGTTGTGTTGACGGGTGCGGATCGCCTTAGCACAATTTCTTATAGCAACGAGCAGGCTGAAAGAATGTGGAGAGATCCAAAAACCCCAAAAGTATTAAAAGACCAATTAAATAACTTCTTTGGTGAATCCGAAGAACCGACAGCTTCCAGTTATATCAAATCAAGACTAGGCAGATAACATGGCTGAAGCCCTAGAGCTATCGTCAGCCAATCGCATTCGGCAACTGGCGGGGATGCCGGTAGAGCCAGAGCCATTACCCAAACCAGAAAACCCGCCTGCTTGGACTGAGATTAAAGAGAGCGAAGATTACAAGACTCTTACCTATCCAGAGCAAGTTGACCTAGCCCGCAAGTGGGGTGAAGAAATTAAGTTATACGCATCCACCCTGCCCGACTACACGCCAGAGCAGGACGCTGAGATTGACGATTATGTAAACACGCAAGCTGTGGATGTGCCAACCAATGTAAAGGTTGCGGCTGGCACAGCGGGGTTGGTTAAAGGATCTGCCTCGGTGATGGGCGGGATTGCTGGAGGATTGGGAGGATTGGCGGTCGGAGGTCCAGTTGGAGCAATTGCCGGAGGCGTGGGTGGGGCAATAGCTGGCAGTGAACTGGCCGAGGCTGGTCTGCAAAAGTTTACGCCTAATGTGGCTAGAGCAAGAGAGTTTGCTCCTACTGCCGCCGCCGTAGGCGAGTACGCTCCCTCGGTTGCAATGGGCGCAGTCGGGATCAGACAATTGGCACAAGCTGGCGGGACTTTGTTTAAGGAACTAGGCGCAAAGAGAGCAGCGCAGGAACTGGGTAAGACTGTAGCCACGGGGGCTGGGGTAGGTGCTGGGGTTGGAACTGGCGTAAGGGCAATTACTGGCGGAGAGGTTACGCCTGGCACAATTACAACGGATGCCTTATTCGGAGCAGCCTTTGCTGGGCTGGGGAGTGGGTCAAGGATTAAGGGATATAACCGAGAGCAGGCTTACGAGCTTACAAAAAAAGTTAAAGAAAATAGGGCAAGCAGTATTGAAAGAGAAGATTTTAACGCAATCATGGCAGAGGGACTGAGGCGGAGAGCAGAGACAGGATTGCCAGCAGAAAGCGGCAAGCGAACAACGGTAGATTTAGGCGGGCGCAGAGTGTTGGATAAAGCTGAAATTGTATCTGGCGAACAACCGCAAGTAACGCCACAACCTACCGCCGAGCTACCCGCGCCTAGACCCGTCGTGCCGGAACTACCCGAAGCTGGTGTGCGCGGAATTGTCCGTGGCACACAGGCCGACACGGCAGCGATGCAACGGCGTGGGATCATTACACCAATGCAGGAAAGCCTAGTTGACCTAAACGATCCAGTACCGAGAACTAATGTATTTACAACCGAGTCTCAAGGCATCAATCGTGAGGCAATTATTCCAGACACTCGCGGATTGCAAGGCGAGATTGTACGCGAAGGTCCACTTGTTACGCCTAGGACGCAGTTGCCGACAACGGAGAGATTGGCGTTGCCAGGCAGAACAGATGAGCCGTTTAGGTCAGCCGAGGAAGCTGCTAAAATTATAGAACTAGAGAAGGGCATGGAGGAGAGGATTAGGCAGTCTCCGCAGGGGGGCAGGGGTTTGAGGAAGGATTTGAGAGCGCAAGAACCAATCCTTACCCCAGAAGAGGAAATGGCCATCTCAGAAAGACAATTTGAAAAAGAAAGATTGGTTGCAAGTAATCCTTCACAAGATCAAATTGAATATCCAGAAGCAGCTTTAGCTGAAATGATTGAGCCGCCCTACCGACCTATTGATTTGGATGTAATAGATTTCATAATAGAAAATAAAGGGATACTTTCAAAAACTTCTGCCCTCAGAAAAAAGAATTTGCAATTATACGGGAAAAAGGCCGGACCTAGCATAAAACGATTAGCAGAGGAAACTGGCGTAGCAGAGTACGACTCAATGCCAGAAATGGATTTCTACGAAAAAACTCAAGTTTATAGAAAACAAGGATTAGCATTAGATGAAATGGCGCAAATGGCATACGATCAATCGGGCATCGGAGACGGAACTTCCAGCACATTCGGATCTCTCATTGCTCAAGCACTTGCCACAAGAAAAAAACTAAGAACCCCCGATAAGGGATTTGAAAGTCAAAAAAAGTTTATTAAAGATGTTTTGATTCCGTCAAAAGAACTTACTCCAATTTCTGCTCAATCTCTTGTAGTCGGTGATATTTTGCAAGCGAAACAAGGTGACATTAGGGTTATCGATATTAACCCCGACACAATGGAGCCAATTCTTGACGGAGGCGACAATTATGGCCAACAGACCATAAAAACAGATTCTCATGTTTTTGTAAAAACTGTTAACAATCGGAGCATACCAACTATGCCTCGCCCTATGCGTGGCAAGGCTGGTGAGACTGGGTTTGTTGTCTCCGATGTGCAGGAAGGTGCGGCCAAGGTAGCGCAGAAATGGCTTACCACGGAAGGCAATCTGCCCAAAGAGATGTTTGACATTATGGAAGCCAAAGGATCGCGCGCGCAGGCGATGCTCAAGCAGATTGATTTTACGCTGGCAGATTTGGGCAGGGCAGCGAAAGCATTGAACGGCACGGCAAAACTCACGCCAGAACAGTCTGGTAAACTTGACGGATTCTTGCGCGGTCGCACCGCCGTAACCACGCTACCGGAGCCTTTCCAGCCTATCGCCTCACAGATGCGTAGACAGCTGGACAACCTTTCCGAACGGTTAATTGAGGCGGGGGTATTTACCGAAGAACCAGGACCGTCTGGAGTAAGCAAGGCAGATATAGTAAGAGAGCGCAAGGGCGAATACTTAACCCGTTCTTACGAAAAGTTTGACAGCCCCAAGTTTACCGTTGAATTAGTTAAGCAAAGAAGCCCAACCGAGTATGCCAATGCGGAGAATTTTGTCCGCACGCAAATGAAGGCTACCAACCCGAATGTGACCGAGGCTGAGGTGCAGGGCAAGATTAAGGAGTTGGTCGAAGGAGGTCGAGACAAGCCGTTTGAGTCGTTAATCCAAGCCTCTACGCTGGGCAAGAAATTAGGCATAACTAAGGCAAGGCAGGACATCCCCAAGGAAATTCGTTTTCTTATGGGCGAATACACCGATCCGGTTATTAACTACGCTCGTTCAGCCAGTAAGATGATTAACCTCCTACAGTCGCAAGAGATGTTGAACAAACTCAAAGACTTTGGGGTAGCCAATAAGTTATTTTTTGAAAAACCGACTGGCAATGCGGCCACTCAGATTGCGGCGGAAGGATCGGACACGCGCTCGCCGTTAAATGGCTTGTATGCAGAGAAGGATTTGGTCGATGCGCTAGAGAACTTTGAGATGTTTCATAAGGGCGGCACAGCGTTCCAGCTTTATTCAATGGCTAACGCTTGGGTGAAGTGGGGCAAGACAGTAGGCAGCGTACAGGCTCAATTTAGAAACCCAATCTCCAACGTGCTGATTGAGGTGGTCAACGGCAACTTTAATTTTGGCGGTAATCTCAAACCCATCAAGACAATCTTGGCCGACTTCGGCGTACCAGCAATGGACACCAAGGAGGGCAGAGCTTACCTAACCCGCGCGGCGCAACTGGGCGTATACGATAACACTGTTCTAAATGAGTTTACGCAAATGCTCAAGGATGCACAGCAGTACAAAGGATCTACAATTGATTACGCTGAAATGTTGGCTGGCAAAAGTGCCAATGTCTTAAAGAAAGGTGTTGGCGCACTGAATAAAACCTACAGGGCTGGGGACAATCTATTTAAGCTGATGGCTTGGGAGAATGAAACCAAGCAACTAATGGACGGAAGAGGGTTATCACGCCTAGAAGCTGAAGTGATTGCCGCCGAGCGCGTCAAGAACACAAGGCCAACCTACTCGCGTGTGCCAAGGATTATTAAAGCCTTCCGTCTGCAACCTTTAATTGGAAACTTTGTCTCTTGGCCATCAGAAATGTTGCGGATTTTGCCTAACACACTGAGGTACGCGAACGAGGACATCAGAACCCCAGGTATGCGTAGGTACGGCCTGCAAAGATTGATTGGAATGTTTGTCGGCACATCTGCGGTTTACGGATTGATTGAGCTTGCGAAGTGGGCTACCGGCTTTAATGATCGCAAGACAGATGCGTTGCGGAGGTTTGTTGCGCCGTACCAAAAGAACGCTGCTCTTATGCCTACTGGGATGGATGGCAAGGATGTTGGTTATGTGGACATATCCTACACCAGCCCATACGAAATCTTTATGGGACCAGTGCAGGCCGTGGCTGTTGGCCGAGATCCAGAGGAAAAGATTTTGGGTGCAATCAAAGAATTTACAGAGGCTTATATTGGTCCAAGCATTTTAGCCAATTCCATCATATCTGCGTACTACGGAAAAACACCGCAGGGCAGAACCATTCGCAATCCGCAGGACACCTTTACCGATCAATCCTTGGACGTAATTTCTTATGTCCTGCGTCAGAACGAACCAGCCACCGTATCGCAAGTCCGCAGAATTGCATACGCCTTATCTGGCCAACCTGACACATCTGTCTCTCGGTACGGGCGTGTCTACAAGCCGTCGGAGGAGTTGTCCGCCTTGTTCGGTATCCGCCCACAATCTATCAATGTCTCCAAGGCACTAGAATCCAAGGCATCTAGGTTTAACTCCAACATGGCTGACGTGGGCAGGATCTTTACCGAGACGTATGGCGCGGTTGGAACTGTGCCAGAAGCCAAGGTGCGGGAGCAGTTTGAGAAGATGCAGAACAGGCGCAGGATTATGTTCGATGAAGCCAACAAGGATTTTCACGCTGCTATGTTGCTAGGTCTGTCCAGGTCTGAAGCCATCTCTGCTATGCGGGCTGGCGGGATGGGCGTGGATAATGCGTCTGCTATCGCCAATAATAGGTATCGGGATTACAAGATTAGTAGGTCGCTGACCAAAAGCATGAGGCGAGAGTTGTCTCCAGAGGAAATGGAGAAACGTCAAGAAATAGGCCGAGAGCTTATGATGCAACAAGGAGAGTAAATGGCGAAATTTGATATTGGCGCAGCGGCTTCTCGTTTTACTGGGCTAGAACCTCGGATGAGGAATGAGTCTATCCGCAAGGAACTAGAGCCATACACGGCTGCGCCACAACAACCACCAGAACAGACCGCAAGGCTAGAACCTATGAGCGAATACGTTAGACCACCGACAGAACCGCAACCATCTGGCGAACTTCCGCTACCATTACAAACCGTGGAGTGGGAGGGGCGCAAGGATAAGCAGGGTAATCTTGCCGTCTACAAGTTGCCATCCGGCGATATGGGTGGAAACTATGAAGTAGCTGGCATCAATGACCGATACCATCCAGAAGCGTTCCAAGCCATCTCGTCGCTCCCAGCGCAAGACCGCGCGAAAGCAGCAGCGGAATACATCCAAGGCTATACCGCGCCACTCGTCGAAAGACTCCCTCAAGCACTCCAGCCATTCACGCAGGATCTCGCGTTTAATCGCGGGCTGGGCGGTGCAACGAAGTACATCCAGCAAGGATTAAACACGCTGGGGCAGAAGGTGGCGGTGGATGGCGGAATGGGACCAAAGACCTTGGCGGCCATCAACCAAGTTGAGCCAAGAGCCTTGATGCGGGCGGCGAGTCAAGCGCAGTTGGATGATGAGTACAGAATGGCCGAGCGTAACCCTGCTCGCAAAAAATTTATCCAAGGCTTAGAAAGCAGAATTAGGAATAGGCTGGCTACGTTTGGGCAGGGTTAACGGCTTGCCCACCCTTGTCTTACTGTGGTTGATCCAGCAGTAAATGAATTGATTGGACCAATATAGCAAGACCCAACCTTTTCGGTTAAACCATCATTTGAAACAAATGCATTACCAGCGCGAACTACAACACTACTATCTTCCCGAATATATGTTGACCCAACGTGCTGACAGACTCTGCCGTCTTGATAAATGAATCTACTTCCTGACTTAAATATCAATCCATCTTCAGTCATAATTACACTACCAGCCCTATGAACATTACCTCCTCCACGATAGACTCCTCCAATAAAGTCGTTCATTTCGGTTTCATCATCCGCCCACACTCCCGCCACCATCATCAACAAGATAATAATTGTTTTCATATAAAAACTCTCTAGGACAAACCGCAATCCGTCAAGCATGAAATTAACCTCCCGCCAAGTAGGTGCAGTCGGAGTGGCTCGCGTCACCGGCGCGTTGCTGCGGTGCGGGTATAACGTGCTTACCCCCTTCGAAGACTTTGCGGGCTACGATGTGGTGGCCGAGAAGGATGGGAAGTTCCATCGCATCCAGATTAAGACCGCTCAGGCAGTCGAGGCTGGACGCACCAAGTATCGCTTCACCACCAGCACCGGCAACGGCTTCAACATCCCCAAGCGACCCATCGCTGGCGTGGATTATGTTGCGTTATGGGCGATGACTGATGATCTGTTCTGGTTACTCCCCATCGCCAAGTGCAAATCGGTTACAACCAAAGTTTGTCCATCGACAGGGCAAAGCTGGCGGGTATTCCAGAAGCTATGAACGAGTCGAAAGCGTGGGAGATATTTGAGGATGCCATGCGCGATGTGCAATCGTTTGACGAAGCGATGGCGTGGTTAGATCGCCATCCAGAAATCCGAGAGCGACTGACTGTGTACGAGATGATTAGGAACTTTAATAGAGATATTAGGGACGCTAATAAGTATAACCGCAATTAAGGGATAGGCACATTTTGTGTTGACGGGGGTAAGGGGGGTTGGCTAACACCAGCGGATGGGCAAGATCAACAGCCGAGCTAAGGGGGCGCAGGGGGAGAGGGAGTTGGCTGGCTACTTACGCGAGCAGGGCTGGCAGAAGGCTAGGCGCACGCAGCAGTACGCTGGCAACCCAGAGGGCGGGAGCGGGGATGTGGTGTGCGAGAACTTCCCCTTTCACATTGAAGGCAAGCGATGCCAAGCACTAAAACCCGAAGAATGGATGGCGCAGGCCAAGCGGGATTGTCCTACTGGTAAGATCCCCGCAGTGTTCTTTCGGCGCAATGGGCGCAAGGAGTGGTTGGTAGTTTTAACCGCTGATGATGTTTGCGAGTTGGCGCGGCAACTTGCCCCAGCCCGCGAAATAAAGATCGACTATATGCCATCCACCCATGTAAAAGGTTTTTATGTCACTAGCCCGCACGATTTAGACCAACTTACCCCCAACATAAACAACCCAAATAAATAAAGGAGAAATAACATGGCACTAACATTAAGTGAATCAGCAAAACAAGAACGCAAACTGCCCGAAGCGGGAGCTACGGTCGGGATGCTCTACAGCCTAGTTGACCTAGGTACGCAGGAAACAAATTGGGACGGCGAAAAGAAGTATACGCCCAAGGTACGACTGACCTTCGAGTTGCCCGATCAAACCGATGAGTTTGAGGTGGTCGAGAATGGCAAAACTACCAAGGTGTCAAAACCGATGGTGGTATCCATCGAGCAGACCCGCAGTCTTGGCGAGAAGGCCAGCTTGCGGAAGTTGCTAGAGCAGTGGCGCGGGCAGACGTTTACCGCAGCAGAGCTAAAGGCGTTTAGCCTCAAGAATCTGTTGGGTAAACCCGCCATGCTCACCCTGATCCACAAGACCAGCCAGCAGGGCAGGCAGTATTGCGCCATCGCGGGGGCGAGCAAGCTACCCAAAGGCATGAAGGCTCCAGCTACCACCACCAACGCTCAGATGTACTACGAGATCGAGCAGGGCGAGGGTGGTCAGTTTAGCGAGATGCCGGAGTGGTTGCAGGATAAGATCCGTGCCTCCAAAGAGTTTGCCAACCTCAAGCCCAAGTCCACCGCCACGGCAGATGAGGACAGCGAAGTCGTGCCCTTCTAGGTTGTATGGCTCTGACAATCACATCAAAAGAGCCTTCCAATTCCCGTCTGGTCCAAACGGATCAGGCGGGACATTGGTACACAGCCGAGGGTGAATCCGCCCACGTTGTGATTGGCAAGAACGGAAAAGAACGAAACACTACTGTTGCTGATGCCCGCCAGATGGGGTTGTACCCATCAGTCACTAGCATCTTGGGCATCATGGATAAGCCGCAACTAACAAGCTGGAAGATAGAGCAGGCCATTATGTCCTCGCTTACACTTCCGAAGGAGGAAGGTGAAACGCTCGAAGAATACGCACGCAGAGTCGTTAAAGACAGCAAGGAATCAACCACGAAGGCAGCGGAGCATGGCACAAAAATGCATACCGAAATGGAGAACATCCTATTGGGACGTGCTTGTTCCACAGATGAAGTCCTTAAACCTTACATCGAAACCTTTAAGAAGTGGGCCGATGCAAACGTGGAAAAAACCTACTGGTGCGAAAAAGGTTTGGTCGGTGCTGGTTACGCTGGAAGGTGCGATGCCTACGTTAAGCTGAAGGGGATTGGTGATGCAATCATTGATCTAAAGAATAGGAAGGTGAATCCTAAGTACTCGCCGTTTTATGAACATTCTGATGCGCCACAATTGTGGGCCTACAAAAATGCAAGCGAGAATCCACAGGCTGCGTGCGTATCCATTGTGCTTGCATCAAATGATTCCAGCAAGCTGATGACCAGAGTTTGGGAAGATGATGAGTTGTACCAAGCTGGGATCGCATTTAACGCACTATTGAAGGTCTGGGCTTGGGTCAAAGCGTACACACCACCAGGAATGAAACTATGATCCCAATCGAAGATATACTCTGGTTAGAATCGTTACTGGACCAGTTTTACAGGAACCAAGCCAAATGACTGCCCCTACCATAGCCGAGATGGGTGATGCCGCCGCCGACATCGTGTGGCGCATTATGGGTCGGGGGTCGGAGAAGTCTGCCTACGGCGATTGGCTGGAGAAGGATCGGCCTACCCACGACTACCATATCGCCAGAGCCGTCCGGCACCTTGCCACGGCGCAGATGCAATTGCATAAGTCTACACCCTGTCCCGACAACAATGGCGAGACGGCAACTGACCACTTGGAGCGTGCGTTGGTGCGCTGCTTGTTTACGCTCGCACAAATTAAGAAGGAGGTGCCGCGACTATGAGATGGATAAAGAAGGAGTTTGACGAGAATGGCAACCCAGAGTGGGCGGTGTACATCGACGAAGCGGGTGAGGGCAGGGAAGATGATTGGGTTCACTTCGACACATTCGAAGGACGAGAAGAAGCAATCGAGGCGTGCAAACACGTTACTTGGGAAGACTACGATCCCAATGACAAATGAAGCTGGCTTTGTCATGGCTGTTATACCGGCTGGGAGATACCATCAGCCGCACCATTCTGCGGTTGGGGATTGGCTACAGATTCTACAGCAAGGTCATGCTTTTATCGAGCGACTTAGACAAACACGGTAAAATATGGAAGGAAGTAAAATGAAATTAGGAACAATCACGTTTGGCAAGTCACGACCCGCGCCCAAAGCCGTTCTGGTCGACGTGACGATGGATGACAAGACTAATCAAGAATTATACAAGATTGGTCTGCAACTATTAAAGATCGATAGAGATGCCGTGGTGGCGTATGTCATTTCTGAAGCCTTGAAATACGCAGTCAGGAAATGAAGCGAGCCGTAGTCACTATGTCGTTTGGCACGGAGTGGGATAAGGTTCTGTCCCTTACCCAGCCGCGCATTGAGGATTTTGCCAAGCGTAACCAGATCGACTTCATCTGTATTAACCGCTCAGTGATGGACCCGAAAGACTATAACAAGTCGCTCATTGGGAATATACTGGTCGGGCGGGGCTACGAGCAGTGTATCTATATCGACGCTGACTGCTTAGTCGCCAAGGACTGCGATGACTTTGCCAACCCAAAGGAAGAAGGCAATGACGGCTTTATTGCGTTTGACGAAGGGGATTTCCTAGACCGCAAGGAGGGCATGAAGAAGCTGGCCGCGCAGTATGGCGGGACGATTACGCCTACCTACTACTTTAACTTCGGCGTATTTGCCATCCGGCGCAAGCACGTTGGCTTACTATCCCTACCCCCGCTGGGTGTGATTCCTAATCACTTTGGGATGCAAACCTGGGCGAATATCCAAGCGCACCTGTGGGACATCCCGTTGTCGGGGTTAGATCCTGCCTACAATTGCATGACCAGCGTGGAAGAGCAGTACGGCCTAGACCGCCACAAGGATGCCTACATTATACATTACGCAGGGCAGTCAAATAATCTGGATAAATTAGCGGCCACGATTGCGGCGGATGAGGCCAAGTTAAAAGAGCTAGGGCGGTGACGGAGATTAAGGTAGTCGAGGAGTGTGGTCGCTACAGACTACACACGCTGGCGGGCAACGTCATTGGACCACGACTTTACGGCTCGCGTCCGCCGACTGGCTTTCCGCCGTTGGACGATCTCTTTGAGACGTTGGAGGCGGCCAACGAGGCTTGCAGGCTTTGGAACGAGTACGCTCTTTGGCATCAATCTCAACGTAAGAAGAAATGAGAAGCACGCAACTAACCAGAGGCCATCGTGATGATCGTTTGCAACAACTGGCGGGAGAGGTGGCACTGCGAGCGATTGAGGACTTGCGGTTACTGCGCCGGCGGGGGGCGGTGAAGGGCATGAAGGTTGTGCCTTGCTTCACGGGGCGGGATCTTACCGAGTGCCCAGAATACAACAACACGCTGGAGATCCGAAAGCTGTTGCGCGACTTTAAGAACGGCACGGTGACGTGGTGGTGCAGGGCTAGTGGAATTGACATCGACACGCGCCGACTTTTGAGGATGATGGAAGTATGACTTTGCACATCGTTAATTTCTTGGGCGACTTGTTCACCTTCTTCGCCTGGACGATCTTGTTCATGGCGGTGTTCGTCTCAATCGTGGCAACCGCCTCCTACATCACCATCAAGATGATTGAGTATATCATAGAGTTATTTCGTGAGTGAGTTCCGACAAAAGGTATTAACGGCGGCGGTTGACCGCTATGTGCTGACCCCAGCGCAGTGCATGATGCTGCGCCAAGACGCAGAAGTGATCGGGATGAAACGTGCGCCGGTGCTGGCCAAGGATGGGGTGACACGTACAGTATCGCGTACGCGAACCTGTACATCGTGCTGGGTTCCATTCGCAAAACATTACGAGTGGATCTACAAGGTGATGCGAGAACTTACAGACATCATCAATGCCGAGCAATGGCGTTTCGACATCCAAGGCATCCAGCAGTTGCAGATCCTACGCTACTCGCCGTTGCAGAAGTTTAGCTGGCATTGGGATTGCTACACCTCTGAGGCTCCAGTACGCAAGCTGACGGCAGTGGTCAACCTATCCGCGCCGACTGAGTACCTGGGCGGTGGACTGCAAGTAAAGGCTGACATTGAGAACGTACGCTTTATCCGCGAGCAAGGGGCGGGGTGTTGGTTTCCATCCTACGTCGAACACAGAGCGCGTGCGCCTATATGGGGAACGCGCTGGGTATTGGTGGCTTGGCTAACTGGACCAGCTTGGCGATGACCCACGCCGCTAACCTACCCCGCCACCAGTACGTGTCGGTGGATAAGTCTGTCTGTAGCCAAGGCCAAGTGCAGGGCTGGGAGGATGCGGTTTGGTTTGGGTTATCCAGCGTGCCGCATAGAGCTTGGGCTTGCACCGTGATGCTTAAATGCGGTGCGCTTTACCGAGGCTTACCCTTGTCAGCTATCTGCCACGATCCAGCAGGACACACCCACAAGTGGGAGTTGCGGGACGCACAACGCTGGGATTGTTTTGGGTACAACTTTTCGACAATCGAATTTGATTACTTGCGCGAGTTGGACTGCAATGTGTGGATTGCCAGCAGGCAGGAGTGGATGGGTGGAAGCTATATGTTTACCGCCGAGCCGTACGGCGATGCCTACAGTTTGGAGCCAAGTCAAACAAAGTCGCATCATTTCATCGCCCTGCATAATGGACGGATGACGTGTGTGCCAGGCAACAATGTGTTGTTCACAGAAACTTCTTTCACAGGCAAGAAACCTATTGCCAAACCAGATTGGCTTCGGGTACAAACGTCAACCTACCACGCCGAAGAGCAAGGCTTTGACAGCGTGGTGGGTGAAGAAACAGCATGAAAGCATTATACAAATACGCACGGCTGGAGGTGAAGGCATTGGCCGAGTTGCTAGAGCGTAACGCCTGCCAGCCTGGGCGGTTGCTGGATACCAACGTCTCACCCCTAGCGTGGATTATGAACCAGATGTTGTACGACAAGTTTCACGGCAATGGCTGGAACCTTAACCTACTCACTGGAGCTTTTGAAAAAGTATGACTGACGACCAAAAACAGAGACTGCGCTGGGCGAGGGATATGCTACTGACGGCAAGGGAGAGGTTGGTTGAGGAGCGCAACCTCGCCACGCATGGTAGGTCGGTTAACTTTATCCAGATCATTACTATGGTCGATGCGGTGGCTTTGATTTGTAAGGAGATGGTGGAGGCGTGAATGAGCTTACCCACCTCGACCTCTTTAGCGGGATCGGAGGCTTTGCCCTTGCAGCCAAGTGGAACGGATACCGCACGCTCGCCTTCTGTGACAACGAACCCTACGCCCAAGCTGTCCTCAAAAAGCATTGGCCGGACGTGCCGTGCCACCAAGACATCCGCGAAGTACGAGGCGAGCTATACGCAGGAGTCACTCTTCTCACTGGGGGATTCCCATGCCAACCTTTCTCCGTCGCAGGCAAGCAACGAGGCAAGGATGATAACCGTTACCTCTGGCCAGAAATGTTGCGCGTTATACGGGAAGCAAAGCCGACTTGGATCATTGGTGAGAATGTTGCTGGCATCGTCAACTTGGCACTCGACAGAATCCACACTGACTTGGAGGCGCAAGATTACGAAGTCGAATCTTTCATTATTCCAGCTTGCGCCGTCAATGCTCCGCACAAAAGAGACAGAGTATGGATTGTGGCCAACAGCAAGCGCAAGAGATTGGAAGGACACGCCTGGAATGATGATTCGCGCAGAGAGAGAGAGAGAGAGAGAGAGAGAGAGAGAGTCAGATTGGATCAACTTCCGAGAGTCGTGTTCTGGATTTATGGCCAACCCCAACTTCGAGCGAACACAAATACAGACTGCAGGGCAGCAGTCAACAATCCAAATGTTTAGAAGCGATGGCAAGGACTGGGCGTTTATCGAAGACCCCAATGGCAAAAGGCGCAGGATTAAATCCAGCATTTGTGGAGTGGCTTATGGGATACCCAGAAGGGTGGACCGAATTAAAGGACTGGGCAACGCCATCGTCCCGCAAGTCGCGGCAGAAATCATCAGATGCATCAACAAAGTAATGGAGGATAATAAATGAAACTATGGACCAATAACACCAACGCTGTAACCGTCGTCGACGATAATAAGCTGTGGCCACGCTGTAGCTACATCCTGCCCGACGAGCTAGTCAACGCGCCGTTTACCGATGGGATACCGATTCCGCACCTAATCAAGCCGTATTACCCAGGCCGAGCCGAGGGCGGGACAACAGCGGTCTACCGCGCTGGTGCAATCGGGGATGCGATCATGGCAACGGGTGTTATCCGATACCTAATCGAGACTTCGGGGGGTGCGGTCGATGTCTACTGCCCTGCCCGCAATATGCCCTTGTACGCTGGGCTGGGAGCGCGGGTGTTGCCCTTACCACCAACGGCTGAGGCGTGGGCTAGTTACGAGGCACACGTTCCGCTGGATGATCTGTTCAGCGGGAAGGTAGGAGGCACAGAGCTAGGCACTGGTCCTGGCAATCACTACGACAGGATCTACCTGTGGATGGGGGCGGAAGGGATTGTGGCTGACGTAAATGGCAGGGCTGGGGATATTCGGTTAGTCGATGCCAAGTATAAGAAGCCATACATCTACACCGTCCAGCCTGACACCGACGAGCTAAAGAAGATCGGGGTGTGGCCGCTACCGCCAAAGTATTTTGCCTACCATGTTTCCTCCAGCGGTCCGACCCGTACCTACCCGCCTGCGCTGGGTAAGTTGGCGGTGGAGGCTCTGCTCGAAGCCTTCCCTGACCATTCCGCAGTCATCATCGGAATGGACAAGTCAGTTGACTTTAGGGTGGATAGTAAGCGGGTGGTGGATCTGTTTAACGCGACCGCCAACATACGCACGCTGTTCCCCGTCATTCAAGGAGCAGAGTTTGTCGTTGCGCCGGACTCATCGGTTACACACATGGCAGCGGGGTTGGATACAGCCTGCGTCAGTCTTTGGGGAAGTTACGATCCAACTGACCGCTGTTTACATTATCCTAAATCGGTACCCATCTTCAAGCCCGATACCTGCCCGCACGCGCCTTGCCGACCGCAGGCGGGGTTGCCGCAGGCCAAGTGTAAGGACGCGACCAACCGAACCAAGAAGACGCAGATGTGGTGCAATGCGCTACGCAACATCACAGCGGAAGATATTGTCGAGGCGGCAAAGAAGGTGGTGGAGTTGGAGGAAGTTAAATGAACGACAATCAATTGACACCTAAAGAGGCAAGAGTCCTTTTTATTCTGCTTGGTGGACAAGGAGGTATACGAGGAGAAACGAAAACCGCATATAAATTACTAGGGCGTGCCGTGGTTAGTCTTTATGGTCACGAAAGCGACAAAGTAATCAAATGGCCTAAAACCATAAAACGCAAAATGAACAAACTTTATATGTCTCAATTTGAATGGACTAGGAAATGAATAAAAATAAATCAACCAAAGTAACCTTGGCTTATAGGCACGGTTCTCCACATTCGGTTTTAATTTATCACCAAGAAGAAGGTTGCTATTGTGATGCAACATTAAAGGATTTTGAATCTAAATATGGATATGCACATACGATTGGAGCTTGCATGAATGATTCCTACCCAATTTATGCGGATAAATCTGGTCATTATTGGATGACGAATTTTCACCATGCTGTAGTCAGAGACAAGGTTGATCCAATTGAGCTACACAAAACATTATCAGCAATTCCAGAGTATAGGAATTTGTGCGCTGGCGATATTCCATTCTTGAATCAATACGAAGAATGCGACAACAGGGAGTACAACATTTTAGCAGGGTGCTAACCAATCCAGCGCATAGCGTGCAGGGAGATCCTGCAACGGGTCCGTGTGCGACCCCTTTCAACAAAGCTGGGTTTTAATTTTATGATCGAATCACAACGCAAAGCTGAAGAGATCGTTGGCCAAGTGGATTGGCAGAGCGATGCCCACGGGCTGTGCCGGTGTCCTGGGGAGGCCACGCATACCAGCCACACTCGGGTGCGGGATACGACTGTGTTTGTCGATAGCGTGCCGACGATCTTTTGCTGGCACACCAGTTGCATTGCCTACCGCGATGAGGCTAACCGCAAGCTGCGTAAAGCCATCCTCAACGATCCGCTCTATCGACCTGTTAACATTATGTCTTCTGGCACAGCGAGTGTGTCTTTGCCCAAGCCAACGGCGGAAGGGGATATACTCAAGCGCATCACCACTATCGCTGAATCAAATAAGTCTAGGTATTTGACCCATTACCATTGGGACCCTGCGGATATGTTTGATGAGTCGCCGGTGCGGTTGTCTGACCCTGACCAAGGCTACAAGTTGTTCCTATCCTTGTTCGCACCCGACGATGTGATCTGGATTGGGGCGGTCAAGGATAGTGGCAATCACCCGCAGAACTTCCGCAGCCAAGCCGAGTGGAGTAAGTTAGATGCACCCATCGGGCAGTTTACCACGGGCGCAGTGTTTGCTCCAGATTGCATCAGCCGCGCCAATGAGAACGTAGTCAAGCGCAAGTACCTAGTCATCGAGTCAGACACACTGAGCAAGGGGGAGATGGGGGCGGTGTTTGGGGTGTTGCGGGAGAAGTTTCGTATGCGGTTATACGCAATTATTGATACCGCTGGAAAGAGTTTACATGGCTGGTTTGAGAACCCGCCAGTCGAGGAGTGGGAGAAGCAACTAAAAGCTTTCCTTGTTCCGTTGGGATGCGACCCTGCACTGTTTAAGCCAAGCCAACCGGTAAGGATTGCTGGGGCAAAGAGAGAAGAAAAGACACAGAACCTTTTGTGGTTCTCAAAGGAGGGGAAATGATTGAGCCAGCCGTAGCACTAGGAGTGAAACCCAAGACCGATGAATGGCCGCCGATTAAGTCTTACACCGATTTGATGCAGGAGAGGATGGATGAGCCAGAGGTATTGATCGATGGCATCCTGCACCGAGGGGGCAAGCTACTGCTGGGCGGAGGGAGCAAGGCGTACAAGTCATGGTCGCTGATTGACCTAGCCTTATCGCTACACGCTGGAGTGCCGTGGTGGGGGCAGGAGTGTAAGCCGTGCAAGGTATTGTTTATTAACTTTGAGATTCAGGAATGGAGTTTTCGCAATCGCTTAGCTGATGTGATTGCGGCAAAGGGGCTAGAGGGGAAGGTGGATGACTTCGCCACTTGGACGCTACGGGGTTATGCGGCTGACCTAACGCTGATCCGCCCGCAGATTGAGAAGGAGATCGAGGGGAAGGGATACCAAGCCGTTGTCTTAGATCCAAACTATATGCTCATGGGCGATCGTGACGAAAACTGCGCTGGCGATATGGCCAGTTTGATGAACGAATTTGAGGCTCTGTCGGTGCGCCACAACTTGTCGGTCATCCTGTCGCACCACTTCAGCAAGGGCAACAAGTCGGGTGCAGAGTCGATTGACCGCTTCAGTGGGTCGGGCGTGTTCGCCCGTAATCCCGACACGCTGGTCGTTCTGACTGCCCACGAGGAGGATGAGAAGAGCTACACCTGTGACATCACGCTACGTAACTTCCCGCCGGTAGATAGCTTTGTGGTGCAGTGGCACTACCCGCTGTTCCAAGCCAACTTCTCGCTCAATCCAGACAAGCTAAAGAAGCCAGGAGCGCACAAGGCGGTTGACGATAAAAGGTTCCTAACCGAGATGGGTTCGAAGCAGTGGCAGGCGGGGGATTTATGTCGCCATATCATCGGAAAGTTGGAAGTATCTGAATCCACCTTCTATCGCTATCTTAAACGCCTTCACAAAGCTAACAAGATATTGTCTGACAATGGCTTGTATTCCGCCAATCAGGTTACTTTCTAATCTACTTTCAAACGCTATCATTCCTTGAGCATTCAAACCCTTATATATATATAAACATAAGTCGCGAAGGAAAGCAGGGGAAGGGGGAC